CAGCCGAGCTGCTGAGCTGCGGTCGATGAAACGTGCGGCATTTGACGCTAGGGCGGAAGCCAGTGGTGATCCTGAACTTTACAGGTTTAGCTTTTCAAGCGAGCAACCGGTTGAGCGGTGGTTTGGAACCGAAGTTCTTAGCCATGATCCATCGGCTCCAGATTTCAGCCGGCTAAACGGCAATGCAGCGCCTTACTTGTGGAACCATAACTCTGAAGTTGTGTTGGGCAAGGTTGAGCGTGCATGGCAAGGAGCTGACGGCAGAGGGTATTGCGAGGTGCGCTGGAGCCCAAATACAAAGGCAGCTGGCAGCGAAGAGGCAAAACGACGGACTGACATTGAAGCAGGAATTATTCCAAGCGTCTCGTTTATGTACTCAATAGACGATGTGGTTGAGGCCGATGGCGTGATGCTTGTCCGCCGCTGGACTCCGCTGGAGATTAGCAGTGTTCCAATCCCAGCAGATATTTCCGTTGGCCAATCACGTTCTGCTGCTGAAACTCCTATAAATGCTCTCCATAGCATTAGTAGTGACGATTCTGCTATCCGCGGATCAAACACTGTCTCTATCTCTGCGATGACTGAACACAACCAGAACCTGGATGATGTGCGATCCGCCGAACGGGAACGCATCACCACTATTTCAGCACTAGCCGATCATCATGGCGTAAAAGAACTTGGCCAAAAGCTGATTTCTGATGGCCGCTCAATTGAGCAAGCCCGTGAAGCTGTGTTGAATGCTATCGGCGCCAGGAAGGAAGAATTTACCGGTCTGTCCCATACGGCCTCTGGTGATGAGGTTGGCCTTTCCGATAAGGAAATCCGCCAATTCAGCTTTATGCGCATCGCCCGCCACTTGGCTGACCCTGCCGACCGCGCTGCCCGCGAGGCCGCTGGCCTTGAGTTGGCCGCCTCACGGGCTGCCGAATCCAAGTATGGCCGCTCAGCCAAGGGTATTTTGATCCCTAATGAGGTGCTGACCCGTGATCAAAATGTTGGCACTGGCAGCGCTGGTGGCTATGGCGTTGCCACGACGTTGTTGACCGGAAGCTTTATCGATCTAGTCCGCAACCGCTCTGCAATCCTGCCTTACGCCACTGTTCTGGGCGGGCTGCAAGGCAACGTTGACATCCCTCGGAAAACAAGCGTTACGCAAGCTTATTGGCTTGGCGAATCGGTTGCCGCCACCGAAACGCAAATGGCGCTTGGTCAGATTGCGATGACTCCCAAGAGCATCGGCGCTTATGTGGACATCACCCGCCGGTTGATGATTCAATCCAGCCTTGACGCTGAAAGCTTGATCCGTAGCGACCTTGCTGCCTCAGTTGCACTGGAAGCTGATCGCGTTGGTCTTTACGGTAGTGGTTCTGCTAGCCAGCCCCTTGGCCTGAAGAATATCACTGGCATTGGTTCTGTCACCCTGACCGGTGGCGTTACCAAAACGATCAATAGCACTAGCTACGATTTCGGCACCTACGCCCAGTACATCGACCTGGAAACTTCTGTTGCGGCTAACAACCTCGACATTGGATCCCAGCGCTATCTGGTGTCTGCTTATGCCCGTGGTTCGCTGAAGCAACAACCTAAGATCGGGTCTACCTTCCCCGAGTTTGTATACGGCAGCGACAACACTATCAACGGCTATGAAGCTGTTGTTAGCAACCAGCTGATTGGTTCAAACACATTCTTTGGTTCATTTGAAAACGCTGTGTTTGGCTTCTGGAGTGGCCTTGACGTAACGGTGGATCCTTATTCACTGAGCACCAAGGGCAGCGTTCGGATCGTGGCATTCCAAGATCTTGACTTTGCTGTGCGCTATCCCGGTGCATTTGCCTTTGGCGCTAGCTGATCATGTGGATTGAGCTTGATGATGATGTGATGGTTGCTGGCACTCCTCGCAAGAGCGGGGAGAGGTTGGACTTGTACGAATCAGAGGCAAGCCTGCTGATTGATGCCCGCAAATGCCATCAGGTCGATGGCCCAATAGAAGCCGAGCCGCTTGTGTGCCCGGCGCCTAAAACACGAAAACCAATTTCTACCACCAAGGAGAATTAATCAATGTCAATTCAACAACGCAACCTGGAACGCCTTCAGCTCGCCAGCTGCCACCCTACTGCTGCCCGTAGCGCCACTGGCGTTGGTTCAGCTGTGGATGTATTGGATTACGACGGTGACTTGCTGTTTGTGCTTGATTCAGCTGCTGGCACCGGCACTACACCTACCCTTGACGTAACCATTACCGCCTCTGATACCTCAGGCGGCACATACACCGCCATCAGTGGCGCTGCATTCACGCAGGTTACCGGCACTGCTTCACAACAGAAGCTAGCGATTAGCAAGGATGACGCCAAGCGTTACCTCAAGGTTGCCTACACAATTTCTGGTACTACTCCTAGCTTTACATTTTCCGTTAATGCTGTTGGCTCCAAGAAGTACGTTTGATGATTGAAGCAGACGCAAATCTGTTTCTGCAAGATTTCGGCCTCAGCGTTACTGCTGGGGCCGTTTCTGGCATTGGTGTTTTAGACCAAAACAGCGAGATCGTGCTTGGCGGGCAGGTTATTAGCGTTGAGTATTCGCTTACCTGTATTTCAAGTTTGTTTGGTAACTTGAAATATGGCGATGCAGTGATCGTTAATGGGGTGAATTATACGGTGCAGCATCAGCCAATGCGCCTAGACGATGGATTGTTTTGTATGGTATCGCTGCAAAAAGCATGACAGCATCAAGGCGAGAACAAATTCTCCAAGCGATAGTTACAACGCTTGCTGGCACAACGCTTGTGGGCAGCAGAATTTGGCGGAGCAGGGTAGAAGCATTAAGCCGTGACGAAGCGCCAGCAATCGTGGTGGCGCCAGGTGTTGATAAAAGCGTTGATCCTGAAAATGGCGGTGGCAGCTCATTTGGGGTGCTTGATCAAGAGCTGATGGTTGCTATTGCTGTATATGTGCGAGGCATTGCGCCAGACAGCCTTGCGGATCCAATTGAAGTTGATGTGCATAGCAAGCTAATGGCAGATCGGACTATTGGCGGCTTGGCCTTTGATATATATCCAATCAAAAGAACACCACAGATCGAGGAAGGTGATCAAGCAGCTGGATGGATGGTAACTGAGTTCAAGGTGCGTTATCGCACATCGGTTACCAATATTTCCGCTCCTTAGCATTAGGGAAGGATCACATCCACACGGCATGGCTATTGATGAATTTGCGGGAGAAGGTGGGACTTACCTGCTGGATCCCAAGAGCGGCAAGCGCAAACTTGTCCCTGGATCGCGCACATTGGACGCCGACCAGCCACTAGCCGTTGTTGATGAGCAACCTGCCCAATCTGATGCCCCCCTGGAGGTGAAGACCAATGGTAATGCTGCGTAGAAAGACGGTTCTTGCCGTTAAGGCTGAGGCCACCTATGGCACCGATCCCACCCCTGGCGCTTCCAATTGCATCCAAGTAAAAAACTTGGATATTACTCCTTTGGGCGGCAATATGGTCAGCCGGGACCTTATTCGCCCATACTTCGGCAATAGCCCGATGCTCCTAGCGCAGAAGATGGTGCAGTGCCAATTTACCGTTGAACTTGCTGGCTCAGGCACCGCTGGCACCGCTCCTCGCTATGGCGATGCGCTAAAGGCTTGTGCATTAAGCGAAACTGTATCTGCTGGCGTTAGCGTTACATATGCACCTGTCAGCTCAAGTTTTAGCAGCGCCACTATTTATTACAACATAGATGGATTGCTTCACAAAGTAACTGGCGCTCGCGGCACTGTCAGCATGAAGGCCGATCTGGGCCAAATCCCTGAGCTGCAGTTTAATTTTACTGGTATTTACAACGCTCCAACTGATACTGCATTGATCTCGCCAACCTACGCTAACCAAGCATCACCGCTTGTGTTCAGGGTTGACAATACCTCTGCATTCCAGTTTTTCTCATATTCCGGTGCTTTGCAGTCTGTGTCGCTTGACATGGGCAACTCTATTGTTTACCGCGAATTAATTGGTGGTACAAAACAAGCGTTACCCACTGATCGCAAGGTCGCCGGGAATGTAAGCATTGAAGCGGTAGCGATTGGGACTAAGGATTACTTCACCGCTGCCCTTACTGACGGCACCACTGGTAACCTGACATTTCAGCATGGCACCACTGCTGGCAATATTGTCACCATGACTGTTCCCTATGCTGATATTACCCAGCCCGCCTACGGCGAGTCGGATGGTATCACAATGCTCAACATTCCTTACGTAGCAGTTCCTTCTACGTCTGGCAACGATGAAGTTTCCATTGTTCTGACCTAATTCTTTCTAATGTCCTACACTCGCGTTCGCACCGAATCGTTCACCTGGCCTATTAAGGTGACATCGCCGTCTGATGGCGGCATCCAGCACAGTCAAACATTCACGGGCAAGCTCAAGCGCTTGCGCCGTGATCAACTAAACGAATGGATTGCAAAAGGCGATCTAGACCTTGTGCGGGCTGTGCTGGTCGGCTGGGATGGGGTGAATGGATCAGATGGGTTGCCGATCGAGTTTTCGGCTGCAGCATTGGATGATGAGCTGCAAGAGCAAGGATTTATCCGTGGGGTAGTCGAGGCAATTATTGAAGCCACCAGCGGAGCGCAAGCAAAAAACTAGAAGGGGCCGCCAAACACTGGGCGGCTTCTAGTTCATCAAAGGACGATGAACAGGCAGAGGAGGATGGAAGGGGGCTTGGTGTTATTTTTGCTGACGACACCAAGAAGTTAGATATTTTTGAAGTATGGGAAGAAAATTGGGATACGGTAATGATGTTTTGCCGAATGCAGACGCAATGGCGAACAACGATGGCTGGCTATCAAGGGCTTGACTACAATGTACTTAAGTGGTTCCTTGATCTTTACGCAGTGAACGACCAAGTAGCAATGCTTGAAGGTTTGCAGGTCATGGAAATGGCAGCATTGGAGGAGCTGAACAATGGCAGGATCTCCTAGGACTATTCGCTTCAATTTTGAAGCAAATGCCAATACGCAGGATTTAGATAAATTTAGCAAGAGCTTAAACAGCCTGCAGCAATCGCTGCCTCCGTTATCCGTAAATCTGGAGCAAGCTAGGTCTGAAATCCTGCAGCTTGGGCAGACAAATCTTGTAACTGAGAAATTAATACAGGGTCAGATTACAGCGTTGCGTGATCTGCAGACGCATGTTGCTGGCACCAGCCCGTTATATCGGCAGCTTGGCAATGATTTAAAAGGTCTAAAGGGTGATCTAGCTGAGATTACAGAAGGCAGCAAAAAAGCTGCCAGTGCAGCGCAGGAATTAGCACGAGCACTTAATTCTGCCGTAGCAGGAAGCGGAAAAGGTCTTGATGCTAATGTTGCAAATTTAAAGAATAAGCTAAATGATCTTAAGTTTAACAGCGAAGAATATGCGCGTGTACTTCAAAGGATTACTGAGCTTGAAACCGTAGCAAGCCGCCGGCAGGGTCGTACTCAAGTTATTGCCACAGCTGCGGCCTACAACGATGGGACTCTAACAAGAGGGTATGGCTCGGCTGAAAGGCTGCCTGAGCTGCCACAGACGACCGCAGGTTATCAGCAGCGACTGAGCGAGCTATCGCATGAGCTATCCAATGTAAACGTTGGTGGCCAGCGATATGTCGAGATCTCCCGTGAGATCGCAAGCTTAAATACGCAGCAAGCACGGTCGCTGCGTACATTAACTGATGAGCTTAATGCTGAAGGTATTGCACTTGAAGGCGCAGCCAGGCGAGCGAAAAAGCTAGCCGATATTGCTGCTGCTACCCCAGCGGCGCCTGGCCGTGCTGGTGTTCGTGACCCAGAGACTGGCGCAATGATTGCGCGTGGTTCGGACTCTGCGGGTGATCGGTTGGCATACAGAAAGATGCTTGCCGAGATTGAAGCCCAAAAAGTTGAGATGCGTGCTGCGCCGCTAGCGTTGCCATACGGTGATTCATCGCTGCCTGCTGTTAGAGGTGGCGCAAGGCAGGTTGGTGTATCGCGTGAATTTCTTGGTGGCGCCAGAAGCCATGACGAGGCAGCAGCTGCGCTTAGGCAGGCGAATGGGGATGCCAATGAAGCCTTGAGGCTGCTGAAAGAACAGCATGAGAAGGAAGCGGCTGAATACAGGCGGCAAGCAACGGTTCTTGAACAGCATTTAGCGAAGTTAAAAGAATTGAGGGTTAATGCAGCAAGCGCAAATATCAATGCACGACGAAGTGCAATCCAAAATGCGCCATCTGGATTTGCATCTTTTTCGCAAGATGCTATCACTTTGGTTGATGAACAAAATAATCGTGATGCTATCAACAAATCAATAGCACGCAACCGCCGTAATCAGGGTTATCCCGTTCAGCCAGTAATTCAAGAAGCCAGCCAGTTGCAGCAATCAATAAATGATATTGGCTTAAGTAAAATTACAAACCTATCTCAAACAATGGGCGGTAGCTATAAGGAAGTAGCGCAAAGCATAAGGGCTGCAACGCAAGCATCAGATGGCAGCATTAATAGCCTTAATCATCAACGCGCATCATGGGAGCAGCTAAAAAATGCTGTTGCGTTAACGCCCGCTGAATTGCGTGAAGTAAATAAAGAACTTACAGCAATTGATCGGAAGCTAGAAAAAACACAGCTTGGAGGTGGCGGTCGCTTGAAGCGCTTTGCTCAAACTGCAGGCACCGTAGCAGCATCTGGCGTATTTGGCGGCCCTGAAGGCTTGATAGGCGCTAGCGCAGGTGCATTTTTTGGTCCTGAAGGCGCAATGGCCGGCGGTGCGATAGGGGCTCAGGTTGGGATGATGCGGCAATCAATTAGTGACGCAGCAAGCTATGCCGCCGAATTAAACAAGTTAAATATTGCCTTGCGTGGTGTTGCTGGAAGTGCTGCTGAGTATGCGCAAGCGCAGCAGGTTATTGCATCTGCTAGTAATGATTTTAATGTTCCGACGTTAGAAGCTACGCAATCTATGACCAAGCTTGCTGCTGCAGTTAAGGGTGCTGGCGGCAATGTAACTGATACTGAGCTTGTGTATCGTGGCGTTAGCAGCGCTATTAAGGCAACAGGCGGCAGCGCAGAAGACGTGCAAAGCGCATTGCTTGCAATGTCACAGGTATTCAGCAAGGGAAAGGTATCAGCAGAAGAATTGCAAGGCCAACTTGGGGAGCGCCTCCCTGGCGCCGTAACTCTATTTGCAAAGGCTACCGGGCGGACATTACCCCAGCTATCAAAGGATTTGCAAGATGGCACCGTTGGGCTTGCTGATTTGATGAAATTTGTGGCAGCGCTTGATAAACAATATGAGCCAATGGCAAGAAAACTGGCAAATTCTACTGAAGAAGCTGGCGCACGGATGACAGTTGCGCTTGATAAATTAAAGGCAAATTTTGGTGGTTTTTTCAAACCAGTTGGTGCTGGCATTCAAGATTTAATTACCAAATTTGCCGATTTAGCTAATTCTATTTTTAGAACTTCCGAATTAAGCAACAAGCTAAAAGATTTAAATAAAGGGCCAACGGCGGCAGACGAAAGAGCTTTAGAGCAGGAGGCTCAGCGCATGGGCGCCCTTAGGGCCCTCTCACGCGATAGACGAAATACACCTTATCAAGAATTAACTTTACCTGAAAAGGGTAAGGTCAACGTAGAAGCCTATGGTGCCATGGCTGGGCCGCTGAGTCCGTTTAAGGATGGTGGACTTTATGGCGAGCTAAAGCGAGATTTTATGACCAAAAAGCTTTACGATCTTGGGGCGCTTGCAAAACCTGGCATTGATAAGCCTTTGACTGAGTTTGATAAACCCAAAGGCAGCGGCGAAAGCACATTTGAAAAAGAATTAAAAATACGTCAAGATGCCGAATACAAGCTCGCTGAAGCAGCAGAGAAAAGGGAAGAACAGCTTGCTGATTTAAGGGTTGAAACTATAAAACGTGTTACTGTATTTGAACGCCAGCTTGGCGAGCAACGCTTACAGCTTGAAAGGCAATCAGCTGAAGCGCGGCGCCGCGTTATTGAATATGAGCAAGATTTTGCGCTTGAGGCCGAACGGCGGCGGCTGGCTGGGCTTGGACTTAGCACCGCAGGCATTGATGAACAGCAGAAGCTAAATGATATTCAGCGACAGTTTTCTGAAAAGAATATACAAATTCAAGATTCAGCCGCTGACAGGAAGCGAGCGCTTGAGCTTTCGATCGAGGAGTTTAAGCTTCAAACTGCAGATAGTATTGGCAAAATTAATCAAGGCTATGCGCGAAGCACTGCAGACATCATAGAAAACGCTGGCCGTAAGCTTGCCGAACTTATGGAAAAGGGAGCACGCAAGGCTGCCAATATTTTAAATGGTCAAAGTTCAGATACTGGTGTCACCGTAAATCCTGCGGCTAGCAATATGGCTGGTGCTGGTAGGTATATTCAAGGCGGATTTGGACCCAAAGGCCCCGGCTCATATGGGCCTCATTTTGACATAAAGCGAACTGATAATAGCTATTTTCCCCGTAATTCCCTTGACCAATATGTAAGCGTTAACGGCAGCCCTTTGAGTTCCGGCCTTACCGTTGATGGTGGTCAGTATGGGGCATCAAGAGATGGAGGAAGCCGAAGCCACACTGCTTGGGACTATGCGTTTGGTGGCCGTGCTGCACTTACGTTAAAAGGTGGCGCTGAATGGGTTGGCAATAGTAAAGGCTCATATGGCGATGAAGCAGTATTCATGGCAGGCGGCAAGATTTATAGAATAATTCACGGCACCTTTGAAAAGGGAAAGCCTATCGTTTCCCAGCAATCAATTGCCCAGGCTGATTCTCGACCTGCCACCTTTGACAGCTCAGCCATCATGTCCCGCAGCAATGCGCAGGTTACAAGGCTATCAAAAGCTGGCGCAAATCTAGCTAAGGATCAAACAGAGGAAAATAAGACTAGAACTAGTGCTTTGTATAGCCGTAATTTATCCGAAATCACAAGAGATGTTGATGCTCAAGCAAAATCAGCCAAAGACCAGCTCGGTGATTATGCGCGGTTGACGCAATTGATGAAAGGTGGCTTGAGCCCTGAATTAGCCAAGCAAAGAGTAGATCTTGAACGCATGGCGAAAGTTGAAGCTGAAAAACTTAAAACAGATCAAGCTATGTATGTTGGATTGCTAGCGTCTGGCAATTTGACCGAAAAAGATAAAGCAACATATGAAGGCTTACTGCTTGCCGTCAGCACTCGCCTCAGCCTGCAGCCGCAAATCATAGAAGGGATCATGGCTGAAGCCGAAGCATTGGCACGCGCCACCGAGCAACATCAAAAGCTGCAGGAGCTAGCAAAAAGCGTTGCCGACACCATAGGCAACGGCATGACCCAAGCAATTGATTCATTGCTTAGCGGCACCAAGAACTGGGGCGACAGCCTTAGGGAGATTGGTTCTGGCGTACTAAAGGATATTGCCAAGCAGTTATTGCAAATGTCAGTTGTTGCGCCAGCGACCAAGGGCATTGGCAACTTTCTGCAGTCGTTGATTCCAGCGGCGCTACCCATCCTTGGCGCCGGATTTTCGCTTGGCGGCGCCGGCAGCGGGTTTTCGCTTGGCGGCGCCGGCAGCGGCTCTGGTGGAGCGGTCGGAAGCCTCGGCAGCGCAATGAGTCCAGTTACCAGCCTGCCTACCTTTTTTGCCGCCAACGGCGGCATCATGACTTCAGCGGGCCCGGTGCCGCTTAGGCGTTATGCAAGCGGCGGAATTGCCAATAGTCCACAGCTGGCGATGTATGGCGAGGGCCGCACGCCGGAGGCGTATGTGCCATTGCCTGATGGTCGTTCAATTCCGGTCCGGCTAGACGCCGCTGGTGCATTGGATCGTTACCCACGGTTTGATGCCAGCGGCACCAGCGGCAGTGATGGTGCCGCTGGTGGCATGGCCGCTGGCGATGGTGGCACAGTGCTTGCGATGAATTTTGAGACCACACAGTTCCTTGGCCAGGATTGGGTGAGCAAAGATCAGTTGATGGCCGCTATGGCTGAATCCGAGAAACGCGCCACTGCAGCCGGCGCAAGAGCTGGAGCCCAACAGGTGGCTAGCCGTATGCGTAGTTCACCTGCATTCCGCAGACAGGTGGGTATCTGATGGCAGTCGTAGTTATAGGCAATTTTCTTACGTTCATTAAGCACGATGGCGGCAATAGTTATTGGCAAAATTTCTTTAATGATAGCTTTGTGCGATTTGATGGGATTGACTGGAACTTGTTGCCTTTTATTTACCAGGGCGCAACTAAAACCAAAAATGGTGACAACATATCCAGTCAGATAACACTGCCAACCAATCAGTTAACGCTTGCTTGGTCTCGTGATGCTGTAAATAACAACTGGGTAGCTGAGGTGCGTACCTACCAGCTAACCGATACTTACGCACCAATCACGCCGCCGCGTGGTCAGGAAATCTGGCTTTGTACAGGCTTGAACTACAACACACAGTCAACGCATATTGAACTGAGCAGCCCCCTCGATGCAATTGAATCAAGAGTCCCGAACCTACGGTTCACTGCCAGGCAAGTCGGAGCGTTGCCGTCAACCGGTGCTATCAGGTCCGGCTGATTTAATTGGCATCCCCTATAAGTTGGGCGCCGATCCTTTCAAGCATGGCGCAACTGATTGTGTGAACCTGTGTCGTGCTGTGCTGTTGTTTGATCAGATTATTGCGCCTGTACCGACCAAGGATTGGTATAGGCG